GCTAGACCCATGGTGGCCGTCATTATTGCCATCGCGAGCTTCTTCTTCATGTGGAACCTCCTATACCTGTTCGGGAGCCAGTGGACAGTTCCACCTCTCTCTGGACGGTAGAACGAGGGAATCACCGATTTAGATCACTCGCACACGGCCCCTGCATCGACTGGGGGCTTTGCATAAACCCTCTTCACATTTGCACCGAAATGCCATGATGCCGCTAGAATAGAACCAGGGACCAACAATCGAATATTCACCTCAGGAGGTGAGACATGAGCACGGTGACGCTATTGATCAAGCCAAAGGTGGAGAGTGGCAATGCGGCACGATGATTTCACTGGCAAAGTCATGCGGGTAGTTCGACAAATGGTGCCCAGCGGCGATGTTCATGCTCAGGTCAGCCGTCGCTTCGCGGGGGACTGGATCGATTCGCTTGAGGTGATCGATAGTGACTACCAGGTGTCAGCGGACATTGACGAATGGCCCGGCGATTCTGACGAGAGTGGAACCCTCACCTATAGCCTCAATAAGCAACTGGATGCCGAAGGGGTAGATATGAAGTTCATCACGCCCGATCGGAAGATGGCGATTATTGGGTTGAACCAGATCTTGGGCATAAACTAGCCCCGCGCACACGGCCCCTGCAGCAATGTGGGGCCGTGTGTTTGTCTGGTATGAGGAGATACGTCCGGAGAAGAATCTGCTACAGTAGATGACAGAACCCACCGCTACGGTTTCGCGTAGCTATGGGTTTTTGCTTTGTCGACCGAATCCACCACAACCCACCAGGAAACAGCCAGGGCCGCGCAAGCGTTTGCCGACTATGTTGCCATGGGGCCAACCCGCTCACTTGAGGCACTAGCAGAGCGTTACCGAACCGCGTCTAAAACGATACCAACAAAACGCATCGCCACTCTCAAGGATTGGTCGGTGAAGTATCGATGGCAGGCACGGATTGCAGAGGCTATATCGGCAGAAACCGAACACAAGTTGCACCTCGCCTCTGAGCTAGACGCTGATACCTTCCTCAAGACCTCGCTTCTCATGAACAGCACCATCGATAGAGTGATCGCTCAAGAGATCCTCATCGATCCCGTTGAGTCGATCAAGATTCGCGAGACGGTTCGCAGGCCTCAGGCAAAGGGCGCCACCAGCGTCAACGTTCATCTCGATGTCCAAATATCCCAGCTTATCGAACAGATCGCACAAGAGGACGGGCTCAATGACGTTGAACGTCGCCAGCTTGAAGCCGACGTGCAGAAATATCTTGCGGTGAAACCAGCATGACAACTGCCGTCCTCTCGGTGCGAGACCTGCTGGAAGTGAAGCGAATGGCGCGTCGCATCAAACAGCAGCGGGCTGAGATGGGATGGCAAGCGTGGTTGGAACGCTATTTTGCCTCCTACACGTTCGCACCGTTCGCTGATCGGCACGTTCGATTCTGGGAGTGGATCACATCGTTGGAGCCCGGCGTACGTCCGCGGCCGCGTGTTGAAATCTGGCCGCGCGGTGGTGCCAAGTCGAGCACGATCGAGCTGGCGTGCGCCTACCTTGGTTCCCAGGCGAACCCGGTACGCCACTACGTTCTCTACGTGAGCGAGACGCAGGCCCAGGCCAACAAGCATGTGGCATCTATCGCGTCCATGTTGGAGCGAGTTGGGGTGCGCCGTGCGGTGAACGAATACGGCTCATCCAAGGGCTGGCGCCACGAAGAGATTCGCACCGCCAACAACTTCAACATCACCGCGTTCGGGCTCGATTCCGGGATGCGCGGTGTGAAACTGGATGAGTACCGTCCTGACATCATCATCTTCGATGATATCGACGGTCGCCACGATACCCCGGCCACTACGCAAAAGAAGATCGACGTTATCACCACCACGGTACTGCCGGCAGGATCGGCCGACGTGGCGACAGTGATTGTGCAGAACAAGATCCACTCGAATAGCATCGTGTCCCAATTGGCTGACGGTCGGGCTGACTTCCTCCACGATCGCATCCCGGCCACAGTGGAGCCGGCGGTGCATGATCTCGCCTACACGCTGGAGACCCGCGAGGACGGTACCCACCGCTATCGCATCATCGGCGGCACAGCGACGTGGGAGGGACAGCCGCTTCACCCGACATGTGAGGACCAGCTCAATGAGTGGGGTGTTGGTGCATTCATGCGCGAGGCCCAGCACCAGGTCGATGTGGTTGACGATGGCATTCTCAAGCGCTACTGGTTCGAGACCTATAAGGTGCGCCCGTATGACGCCGTGGTCGTCCAGTCGTGGGATACCGCGTTCAAGGATGGCAAGAACAACGACTACAGCGTGTGCGCCACGATCGCATACACGATGACCGGGCGATATCTTCTCGACGTGTACCGGGACAAGCTGCAGTACCCCGATCTGAAACGCATGGTTCCCCAGCTCTACGGTAACTATCGCCCGGAAGCGGTGCTCATTGAAGACAAGGCGTCGGGGCAATCATTGCTTCAGGATTTACGACGCGAGACTGATCTGCCCGTTATCGCGATCGATGTACCGAACACCAAGGACTGGAAGATCACACGCGTCAATGAACTGGCCCCGATGATCGAGGCCCGTCGCGTTTTCATTCCAGAGGCTGCCCCGTGGCTGGAAGACGCCTTGCGGGAACTCACCCGCTTCCCCGCGGCCGACGAACACGACGACATTGTGGACGCCATCGCGCAGGGCTTGCGGTGGATTGAAAGCCGCACCACCCAAGCGACAAGCACCAGCTGGTCGTGGCTACCGGACGACGACGATGAAGACCGAAGGAGCGCATGGCGATGAACTACACCAATGCCGAGATCACCGATCGACGCACCGCTGATTTGCCGGACGCCAAACAGGTGCAGGAGTTCCGGGCCTATGCGGGCGGCGACCATCCCGACGTTCTTTCCACCGCACAAAACAAGCTCCTGGGGGCGCGTTCCGATCATCGGATGATCGATAATGTGCTGGATCTCATCTTGCAGACGACAGCCAGCCGCCTGAAGCTCACCAGGTGGGACGTGCTGGGGGAAGACCCGAAGAGCATTGCCGACGGTACGTCCATACCAGAGACCGAAGCCGATGCCGTGCGCTCGTACCTGAACGGATTGTGGTTGCGCAACCGCGTGCAACGTCTCCAGTACGAGGTGCACTATGCGGCGTTGCGCGACGGCAATAGCGCCGTGTCGATGGCCTACCGCGGCGGGCGCGTGCACCTGTGGCGTGAACCTTGGTGGGACGGCGAAACCGGTGTCTACGTGGCCTACAACGACGCCGGCGAGTACGAGTACGCGGTAAAGGAATGGAAACAGCGGGAGCGCAACGGCGACATCGTCAAACGCCGCACCGTGTACGAGGCGGGCGAGATCAGCCGCTGGCAGCAGAACGGTAACGGTTGGACGGAGTACGACGGTGACGGCCCTGCCGTCATACCGGTAACCCGTATCGGGGGCGATGGTGACCGCCCTATGCCGATCCCGGTGGTTCACTTCCCGAACGGCACCGCGATCACCGAGGACCACTACGGCGAGAGTGATATTGCTAACCTGCTGGCCCTGCAAGATGACCTCAACGCGACCCAGCGGGATATCAGTGCTTCTGCCCTCATGGCAGCGTTCCAGCGTCTGTTCTTCTCGGGTGTAGAGAAACAGGGCAAGATTTCTATCGCTCCCGGTGAAGCATGGGGCGACACCAAGGCAGAGGCGCGGGTACAGGTCATCGAGCCGGGAGACCCGTCGGCGCTCATCAACGTCCACTCCCACAAACGCCAATCCCTTTCAACCAACAGCCGCACACCGATGCACGCCATTACCGGCGAGTGGCCGTCTGGCGCCGCCTTGCTCCGTGCCGATATGCCGCAGATCGAGAAGGTTGAGGCGCTGGGCGACGTGGAGGGTCCGCAGTGGACCATGGTGGCCCACCGGGCAATGGAGCACGCCAACGCGTTTGGTCGCCTGAACCTGAATGAAAACGTGCCGATCACCAGCGTGTTTGCCGCGGCTGAACGGATTGATGACCTCACGGCTTTGGAGATCAAACAGGCTGACGCGACCTACTGGGAGACGATCAGTCGGTTGCCTCGCGAGGCGATGGTGCAGGCAGGGGTTGACCCGAAGACGGCGGACATCCTTGTGGCGGAACGGGAAGCGATGTACGGCGTCGTGGCAGACGCGGGGATTGACGGGTAATGACAAACATCAACCAACACACTTCAATCGGTTATGCGCTTGGTTATATCTCTGGCATGGCGTCCACGATGGAGATCCTAGCTAAAAAGCATGTTTCGGGTGCGGGGGATGATGCGAGGGCCACAGGTATTCTCGTGCCGGCGGAGGACTTTAGAGAACTCGTAGTGCAGATCCAGTCAACTGCCCAAATGTACCTGGAACTGATAGATCGACAACCAGAATTCGACGCTGGCGATTATGTGCCACGCGCTGACTATGAAGCACTCAAGCGCGAGGCGGAAATATACCGCTCCGACTTGGATAGGATCGCTCGGCGCTATGAGGGAATTGTAGCCAGCACTAAGCTCGGAACCTACTAATGTCCCGTCGTGAAGCCCGCGAGGCATACGACGCCATCGAGCGCGTAGTACGTGCTGCCGACAAGGTTGTGCGGGATGCTGCAAAGCAGGTGCTGGATCTCATTGAGCGCTACGGCAATGATCAGCTGAGCCCGCAGGATGCAGCTGCGATGATGCGCGACATTGAAGGCATCGTATTCCAGGCGTTCGGTGGCCCCGGTGTGCCGTTGGAGCAATCACGGCTCTACCAGGCGATCCGGCATGAATCGGAGCGCGTCTTCCTGGCGCAGTATCGAAACGGGCTCGACGACCTGGATGCGATCATGGCTCGTTACCCGTGGTGGGAGGAGCAGAAACGGATATGGCTGACGGCCCCGTTATCGGCTGTTCAGGCTGACCGCCTTGCCACTGCGTACCGGTTACTCTTCGGCCCGCATGTCGATCGGCAACGCCTGCTCAACGCAATGCTGTTCGACCCACAGCGCCGGTGGATAGACCCCAACGGCTACAACCTGAGCGGTCGCATCTGGCGCCAGGGCAACCAGTACCGCACGGCCATCAACCGCATCCTGCAGGATGGCATTCGACGCGGGGAAAGCGCTGACCGGATCGCGGCACGGTTGCGCCAGTATGTGGACCCCGCGTACGCGCCGGTGCGCTACCAGAAGAACGGGCGCATCTATCGGGTTCGTGGTGTGCCGCAACAGCCGAACGCTGCCAGCGCGGCACGCCGGCTTGCCCGTACGGAAATCACCCGCGTGCACGGTGAGAGCACGAAAGAGCGGGCGCGTGATGTGCCAGGTGTGAAGGGCATCAAGTGGAATCTCAGCCTTAGTCATCCCAAGGATGACGACTGCAACCCGAATGCGGATCGTGATCTATATGGCCTGGGTGCAGGGGTGTACCCGATTGACGATGTACCGATGCACCCTACGCACCCGAATTGCCTCTGCTACCTGACCGCCGTGATGTTGCCCCGCGATGAAACCCGCAAGCTGATCGTCGATAAGTACCGATCCGAAGCGTTCGAGGAAGTTGGGTTCTCGCCTGAAAGGGGATGGGCATCGTGAGGGATCAGATATTCAACGGCAACCGTGAGCAACTGGGGCGGTACGTCCGTGAACTGGCTGATCGCATGGGGCTGATGGATTGGAAGCTCAAGCTGGGAGACGGCAGGCCGCCGCGTGATAGTGATGACCCACCGCCATATCGCGAAGCGGAGAACGATGCCGCCTGTGTCCACATCGTATATGGGCGCAAAGTGGCCGTCGTGTGGTTTGCGGATGACTGGGCCGATTGGGAGATGGGAGAGTTACGGCAGACCGCTACTCACGAGCTGGTGCATTGCCACCTTCAGGGGATGCAGTGGGCGCTGAATAACGTACAGGAACTCGTGCCGGCCATGACGATGAACGTCGTGAATGGCGCGTTTCGGGACATGTGCGAGATCGCCACAGACGGTATCGCGATGGCATGGGCGGAAACGCTGCCGCTCCCCAGCGAATGGCTTGAGCAGGCAACTGAGACGGAAGGCATTGCGTGATGTGCGAACAGTGCCGACAAGCGCGTGAGCGGGATGCGCAGTTCTGGCGGGTAGTACGTCGTGCATTGCTGATGGTCGCGAGCGCGATTGCCAAGCGGTATCCTGAAGAGCAACAACAGGAAAGGAAAGCTGCGTGATAAAGCGACTGCAAAAATGGTGGAATATTCGCCAGTGGGAACGGATAGTAGCGCGGCTTACCCCGGAAGAGCGCAAGCGACTTAATACCCGGCTGGGTCGCCTCGTTGAAATTTCAACCCTTTCAAGCCTATCTGCTAATGAAGCGTCCACCAACCTGGGTAACGTTTGTCGATTGCTAGATGGTTACCAGCGACCCATTGAAGACGCTTGGCTGGGGAGCGGTGCGATGAGTTGGAATGCCTATGCAGATAGTCGCAGGCAGTCATCAAGCCTTTACCCACTTGACCCCGACAACATACTTGATCGCAATCTCGTGGAGTAAATGCTCCACTCACGAACACCTGTTCCGCTATGCCCGCGTTATCTGATACACTGTATCTATAGCTGAATACCGGCTCCGCCACAGAACATGTGGCCGCGCCCTCTGAACAATAGCTGCGGCTTCCAAGCCCCCGTCATTGCGATGGGGGCTTTTTGCGTTTTCGGTGCGATGCCGATACCACCCCAGGAGCGTGCCGCGATGGCCGACGATCAGAACACGGACCAGCAGAACGACCAGCGCGACGCTGACCAGCTGGACCAGCACGACGAATCCCACGATACCGAAGACCTTGGCGACAAGGGCAAAGCCGCACTGAAATCCGAGCGCGACGCTCGCAAGGCGGCGGAACGTGAACGGGCGGTACTCGCACAGAAGGTCGCCGAGTTCGAAAAGGCCCAACGTGACGCCGAAGAGGCGACGGCCAGGGAAAAAGGCGAATGGGAGAAGGTCGCGAAAGCCAGGGAAGAGGAACTCGAAACCCTCAAGAAATCTCTCGCCGAACGCGACCTGAACGACAAGCGGACGGCAGCTG